AGAATCCAAAGTCGCAATCTTCAGTTCAATGGATCGAATTTTATTTTCAATTTCTTTTGCTGCCTCAAGATCATTGGTATGGTTCTGAATGTTCTCTTTCAGCTTTTCCATACCTTCCTTGAGTTCCTCGATTTTTTTGGTGTTATTCGAAATGCAAGTATGCTTTGTCTTGTCGGAGATGTCCTGAGAACAAACATTGCACACTTGCGTGTCGTTGAAAAACTTGATCTGGTCTGACAATCGCGTGACATTCTCGGAAATCTGTCCCTCGATTCCATGCAATTTATTCAGTGATTTTTGTATTATCCCGGTGTCTTTGGATTGGGTTTTCAGATCATCCAGTTCTTTCTTCAGTTTTTCTCTGTCCTCATATACACCCTTGAGCAGGACATGGACTTCCTTGATCCTGTCTTCGACTCCCTGCATATCCTCTTCATTCTTCTTTTTGATGTTGTTGATATAGTTGACAAGGAGTCTTTCCTTTTCCTTAAGGACTTCAATCTTACTCTCCAGAGTCTGATGGCGAGTCTTCATCTGAGAGATCTTTTCCTTCAGGACAACATTCATCTCGGAGAACACACCGATATCCAGAATGTTCTCGATGACAGCACGCCTGTCTGCTGCCGTCAACTGCATGAACGGAATGAAGGATGCTTTACCCAAGATTACGACTTGGGTGAACGATTTATAGGTCATGTGAAGAATATTATTCTCCAGATGTTCCTGATAATCCTTGGTCTTGGATGATTGGTTGATCAGAGTCCCGTTTTCATATATTTCAAACACTTTGGGAGACAATCCTCTGCGGATCAGATACGGGACTTTATTAATTTCCAATTCCAATTCAACAAGACACTCCTTCTTGTTTATCGTGTTTACAAGTTGGGGGATATTGATGTTTCGAAACGGTTTCCCGAAAAGTGCGAATGTAATGCTGTCGAGCAAGGCAAAAGACTTGCCATTGCCGTTGCTACCACACACCAGAACACTTGGTTTTTTGTCGAGTTCAAGTTCTGTGAATGTGTTCCCGAAAGACCCAAAATTCTTGAAACGGACTTTTTTGAATGTAATCATCTGTGCTGGCTCTCGATGAATATGTCCTTGATCAAGGACTTCAGTTTATTCTTGTCCTGTGCTAATTCCATGGTGTCAATTTCAGTGCTGATCAGGCTAAATGTGTCTTGAGAAAGGTCCACTTCTGTTTGGGTGGATTCCTCTTCATAATTATCCTCTGCTATGGTGATACCATAAACACCGACATTATACAACTTTTCCATCATCTGATCCAAAACCGATGGATGCTTCTTTTGCTTGACAAATATCTTCACGAAGCAATTTTTTGCATCTGAATAGTCTGCAGCCAGAATAGATTCCTTATTCTTGCCGCTGTCATCGTACACATATTGCCTGAACATCTGTTTGGGGTTTTCCACAAATTCTATTTCGCCAGTTGATGTATCCAGCACATGGAACCCCTTCTGTTCGTTCAGGTCGCTCATGTACAATTGATATGGTGTTCCAAAATATGAGATGTTATCTTCGTAACTTCGGATGTGGAAATGTCCGGACATCACGATATCATACTTCTTGAACAAGGTAGAGGGCATACCCCCCTCATGGCGAATGCCCCGAAGAACTTCTCTTCCGTCTATTTCAAAGTGACCCGCAAGGGTTCTGCATGCCGCTTCCTTGATGAACTTCTTGGACTCTTCCACATTTTCCTTGGTGATCCAAGGCATCATTCCGATGCAATACCCGTCATAATCATTGATTACCGGCTTTTCGATCACATTGATGTTATCAAAACAAGAAAACATCTCCCGAGGAGCATTCACGGCATTTGTGTTCTTGAAATAACAATCATGGTTCCCGAGAATGAGATCCATATGAATCCCTTGCTCTTGCATTGGGGCGAGGATCTTTTTACGAGTTTCAGACAGGATGTTGATGTTTATGTACTTGCGGCGATCAAAAAAATCACCAAGGTGAAGGACTTTGGTGATACTGTGCTTACCACAGTAGGGAAAGAATACATCACAAAAAAAAGATACGGAGTTCTCAAAGAAGACAGGAGAATCATTACGAATGCCTATATGGGTATCGGTTATGATCGCAAGTTTCATTTCTTCTTCTTTTTCTTTCTTTTCTTTTTCTTCCCAGAGAGCCGTTCAAGATCGTTTTCACTCAAATTGAACACATCCATCAATGGATTATCAAATTCTTTATTTCCCTCTTCAAGGTAATTTTCCTTGAACCATCTGTGGATTGTCCCGTCATCCGCCATCTCCGTTGCTTTTAGTTTCACATATGCCTGCTTCTTTTCTTTTTCTATTCGTCTAAGAAAAGCGAAGTATATGATCTGGGTAAAGTAAGAGAATGGATTCTTCGATTTTTTCGGATTGAAATTATGAGCATACATCAGGCAATTTTCTATCCCATCTCCTACCATCTCTTCCCTGTATGGGTAGTTGGCAAAATTTGGTTTTTGGGATAAATGCTCTGCTATGTTCAGTATACAAGTTCCGATATAATCGGTAACGGGTGGTCTTGAATCGCCGCTGTCTTCAGCAGCATCAACGACTTTTTTCCAAGCCACCATCTGTTTGTAGAATTCTTTGTTGTCTATGTAATGGTTTGTTTTCTTTGGCATGCCCTATTATAGCACATCCAGAGGACAAGATCAAGATCTTTTATCTTGTTTTTTCTTCAAGATTGTTCTTGACAAATCTTGGACACCCCTTTATAATTTCCTTGTCGGGATTCAATGACATGGGCTGTCTAAGGTTATTTGTAATCTTCTGAAGATAAGTCAGGATTCCAATCAGTCCATCTGTTTCCGAAGTCCTTATGATTGGTCTCATCCCCGGTATACTTGGATGAATTACCTTCAGAAAGTCCCTTCTTCGGGGATTTCTTGTTCTTCGGTGGAAGAGGCTTCTTTTTCTTGCTCTTCTTGATGTCCTTGTACATCTCCCCGAAAAACTCCGGATCGATCATCTCAGATTCTATGAGATCGATGAGCATTTCCGGTGGGAACATCATATTCATGAAAATCATGTCTTCTTTGTTCTTGTTGTCTTGAGGTTTCTTCTCATCTGACTTTTCGACATCATTCAACATCTCATCCAATTTTTGAGTATTCTCGGAAAGATATTTCATCATTTTCTTGAATTCTTCATCTTCGTTCAGTTCTTTATCCACTTCTTTTTTGAATTCAGTTATTTTTCCCCGTGTGTCCTCTTTGTTTTTTTCTGCCTCGTACAAGGAGATAGCATCCGGACTGGGGTTGATGAAAGAAACAATGTGATCTTTTGGAATCTCGATGTTATTATCGACACTCAAAGGAATCCAATTTTTCATCACAAGGATTTCTTTTGGAGTTCCATAATAGTCTTGAACCATGATGGAACGAAAACACATCGGTCTTTCAACCGTAATTTTCTTTTCAGTTGAATTGGAGATTCGTGCAATTATCTCCTCACCGCTTCTCAGCTTCATTATCTTGTACTTTGTTTTCTGTTCCATGCCCATCCTTTTGAAGATTTATTGATACCAGACGATGCACGAATCTCTCTTTAGTATATATCCTGAGCCTCTCCTGTAGATGGCGATAGGTATGGTTGTCATACTTCTTGTATCGAAGATCATCTGAAATGTCATAGATCACCACATTTTCTTTTGTTTCGCTCTTTCTAAGTCCTCTACCTATAGATTGAAGAACGCGAATCACGGATTTAGATGGAGAGGCAAAGATAATATTGTGAATATTACGGATATTGATGCCTGTGCTTGTCGTGCCATAACTCGCCACCATTATGGAGTTGTAATCTTTGTCAACAATTTTTCGAATTTGCTCGCGCATTTCCGTTTCTGTCTTTCCATAAATGAAATAGATATTTTTACTTGAGCCTTCGAGCATCTTGAAAAGGGGTTTACCTTGTTTTTCGACATAATTGAACAGAATGAGTGTATTCCCCTTCAGTTTCTCGGCAAGTTGCACGATGAACTTGTTTCGTCTCTCGTCCGTGACAATCCATTCAATTTCTTCCTGATAGGTTCGCCTTTTGAGGGCAGCACGATCTGTGTCGGAATGATTAATGCACAGGCACTCGACCTTAAGTTCAGACAAGATGTTTTTATCGATGAGATCTTTGGTGCTAGTTACCTTATAGACTGGTCCGAAAAGCCCCTCGATGATTAATTTGTGGACATAGACACTATCCAGTGTTCCAGTAGTCCCTACCCTATAAGGACA